GATATGTTGGCCCCGGAGAGGTCGGCCCCGGAGAGGTCGGCCCGGGATATGTTGGCCCCGGATATGTTGGCCCCGGATATGTTGGCCCCGGACAGGTCGGCCCTGAACATGTAGGCCCCGGACAGGTTGGCCCCGGACAGGTTGGCCCTGAACATGTAGGCCCCGGACAGGTCGGCCCCGGACAGGTCGGCCCCGGATTTTATCGCCGCCTCGACGCACAATCGAAGCGATTCAGCTTTCAATGAAAAGATAACCGAACCCGTGAATCTATTTTTAATCTCGAATTTCATTATTGCTTATACCTCCCCTCCTAACTGAATCGGGTATTCGTTTTTGAAATAAATGATAAACCTTCCCTCAACCCCCACCCGCTCGATCCGATAATTGCCGTATTTCATCCTCGCTTTTTTCAACATGTACCGCTGTTGAGACGTCACCGCAGGGTGCTCAAAATGCCCCGGCGGGTCGATTACGTTGATCCAGTAGATCCATATCAGGCCGGTGACCAAGCCGATGACCAGGGCGAACACGAGGATGGCGATGATCAGGCGACGGATCATGGCAATTTCTCCATCTCAATCCTCCATACCCAGTCGTTGCGCTCCCAGGAGCCGGGGTGGAGGGAGTTCCAAAGATCAATAAACAGTTTTCGTTCTTCGCCTGCATATCGGATATCAATAAAACCCTCCGATAATGCCTCATCATCCGTGATCTCCTGCACCCGCTCCGGCCTCACCGAGACGATCAGGGCGTGACTTCGGGCGGCCCAGGCTGGCATGAAGCGGGGGGATCGCCAACGACCTGCTGATTCAGGTTTATCGACATCGCCATAATCTTTGGCTTTGTAATAAACCGGCTTTCTTCCCGCGATGGGAATTTCCGATGGGGGTAGATGATCATATTTCTTATCGACCGCCCACGTCTCTCTGATATAGACCGTCTCGCCGGGGCGGTAGCGACATTTAATAGCATCATCTTTGCGGCGTCTGGTTTTGCACAAAACCCAAATGCCCTCATTCCCCTGTCCCTTAAAGATACGAAAGGATTCCGGTGAATTCATCGGCTGTGGGTTCATCAGCCTCCGCGCGACGGTCTTTCTCCCCTCCATCCACGCCCTCACCATCGGTCCGCTGAACGGTAAGCCTTTCATGAGCGATAACCCGCTAAGACGATTTTTTTGGTTTTGTGGAGGATCTTATACTCCCGATCCCTGGGAAGATTGTATTCCCGGAAGACGTCTTCCCATGCCTTCAAGTCTTCTTCAGAGCATCGTATGAGGATTTGCTGCGCCTCAGATCGCAACAGTGCAGTCCCCCGGAATCGTCCAAATAACGTCTTATTCAGCTTCTCGACTACGATCTCCCCGATACGGCGATCTTCCGTCGTGGGTTTTGGTTTCATTTGATTCTCCTTGCTGCTGCGGCATTTAATGCATCGCACCCTTTCCCGGTGATCTTGAAATATGGATCAGGGACGAATGATTTATATCCTGCCTCTACCATGAGACCCGCCTTAACTAATTCCTGCATGTCAGGACTATTCCCACAAAATAAACCGTTGGCCGTCCTGTGGCATGTATGGTCCAATATATCAATTTGTTCACGATTCAATTCCTTGCTTGTCATGTCGCCACCGCCGCACCATACGCATCCTGGTAGATCAATGATTTCAGGATCTCGTGCCGTGGGCAGAAGATCCGGGGCATAATGTGGGGCTGCTTTTCCATCTCGACGGTGTGCAGATTATGGCCGTCCGGGCAGCGCGGGCATTTCGCTGCCACCTTGTAGACGATCCGGTCCTTCAGCAACGGCCCATAGAGTTCGCGTCTGACCGTATACATCCGGGCGCGGACCTTACCCTTCAGCCGCTCATATGAGCACTCCGGGCAGGTTATCTGGCGGCCCTTTGCGCCGAAGGCTTTTCCGCATTCGTTCCCATTGAATCCTGGGCATGTTTTTGTCATGGCGTTGCCTCCCGCCCTTCCTTATAGGCAAGCCCTCTTTTGCGTCGCCATTTTGCCGCCTGTCTAACAAGGCCAAGATCCTTATGCTGTGTGTGCGGAAGTCCTACCCTCTCGCACGCCTTTAGATATTCCTTATCCCCGCTTATCGAAAATTCACGGTTTGTCATGTTAATGCCCTCCACAAATCTGTATTTCTAAAGATGGTTGAAATGGTCTTTCAAGTTTCGCCTGTTTTTGAATGTTCTTTTTTGCCTCCAGTGGTTGCAAGTTTTTAAGCGCCCAGCACCGCTTAAAATCTATGTCTTCCGGTGTTGAAAAATTAAATACAGAGATGGGGATTTTATGATCGATATGCCAGTAGGAGCCATAGTTTTCCCATGTCATTCCGGGCTTGAATTGTTTTTCGAGGTGCCGCTTTAGTTGATTGGCGGTATATCCGGCGAGCAATTCCCAGTGGCGCCCAGCCTTTTCACCACCCCGCAATGAAGAACGCATCCCGAGAGAGATTGAGGCCGACGCTCTTATATATGGCTTGCTTCTCTTTTTGAGAGATTTTCTCCTGTCTTGTGCTTTCGCCATCTCGGGATGTTTCTTCCGCCACTCAGCACCGAAGAGGGGGTTTTTAAGATAGCGCTTACGTTGACGTTCCTGATGACTTTCCTTGTTTTTGGTGTACCACTCCCTGTTGTACTCGGGATTTTTTAGCTTCCATGCTTGATGCATTATTGATTGGCAAGATCTGCATCTGCTCCAGCACCGTCCATTCCGCTCCTTCCGCCTATAAAATTCCGAAAGCGGTTTTGTTTCCCCACACACAGAACATTTTTTTTCGTCAGTCATGGCTATACTCGCTACCGTATGGAATATTCATAAACCCCGTTATTGTTGATAGGGTAGCAGTGAAGTTGGAAACCGTAGGGCTTCAGGAATTTTCGGATCTCGCTTGCGCGGCCAGTCGAGTTAGGGATCATCGGTCCGCCCAGGCCAAATATGATATCTAGGTTTTTCACCCGGCCATACCGAGCGAGGCGGCTGTAGATACGGTAACGCTGTGAATTGGTTTTATAGGGGTTAGGTGGGAGCGGTCTGCTGGTTCGTTCCCATGAGTGGGGCGCGGGCAATTTCCCGTAGGCTGTAAAATCAAAACCGGTCTGCGTCATGACGTCACCTCCCCTTTAACCCGATCTCTACTAAATCCTTCTCACCCACTACCTTACATCTATGAAGTCTTATCTTTCCGTCCGTTGCCGTAGGGATCGCCGCAATGTCTTTTGCCGTAAATTCTACAATTAGAATTCTGTAGCCTTCACGCCAGTCCTTCATGCACCAATCCAGCGTAGCGATATTGATACCCGCCGCGCATTGAAGAGTGTCGTCCATGTTAGCGTTGTCAACCGATACCGTCGTTCCCGTGAGATATTTCACCCCACCGTTATAAATGCCTTCCAGTTCGGCATTTACGAGTTTATATGCGCGGATTTTACCTGGCTGGTCGAGAAGCATAAGGAGCGGAGTGCATCGACTTTTATCGATTCCCTTCGCCCCGGACAGGTTGGCCCCGGATATGTTGGCCCTGGATATGTCGGCCCCGGAGAGGTTCGCCCGGGATATGTTGGCCCTGGATATGTTGGCCCCGGAGAGGTTCGCCCGGGATATGTTGGCCCCGGATATGTTGGCCCCGGATATGTTGGCCCCGGATATGTTGGCCCCGGACAGGTCGGCCCCGGATATGTTGGCCCCGGATATGTTGGCCCCGTAGAGGTCGGCCCCGGAGAGGTTCGCCCGGGATATGTTGGCCCCGGATATGTTGGCCCCGGATATGTTGGCCCTGGATATGTTGGCCCCGGACAGGTCGGCCCCGGATATGTTGGCCCGGGATATGTTGGCCCCGGACAGGTCGGCCCCGGACAGGTCGGCCCCGGATTTCCAGGCAGCTTCAACACATAATTTCAGTGATTCCGTTTCCAAAGAGAAAATAACCGAACCCGTAAATCGGTTTTTGATTTCATATTGCACGGCTTACCTCCCCTTTAATGTGTCAAGATATGATAGATCCCCGGTAAGACGATCCAGCAGAACGCGAGGCCGCAGCTTATGATCGCCACCCATCTTATGATGTACTCCGCGCTTTCCATGAATCGCTCGATGCTTGTTTGCTCTGTGATCATGACGTCCTCCTTTTAATGTGGGGCGTCGTGCAGACCGCCCCGACCTACTACTGGCCGCTGCTCAAGGTCCGGTGAGCTTGCCGGGATCTGAGGATACTTTGCCGGGGGCCTCCTTTCTTGTTCGAGATATTGCCGCACCGTCGCCATGTCTTTTTTCTGCCACGCCAGCCCGTATTCGTATTTACTTATTTCCCCGCGTGGCTTGCCCATGAGTTGATCGATCCGGGCTTCCAGGGCGTCTATGCGGTTTTCTAGGGCTTCATAGCGGGTCACTGCTATCCCTCTTCCTCAACTTCCGTGAAGGCCAGTAAAGCCGTAATTTTGGCGCAGCTCTGCATGAGTTCATGACGTTCTTCCCGGCTCATGTTTACCGATAGAGTCCTTCGCATCTGCGGCAATAGTGGGCGAATTGGTTGAGCAAGGGGACGCAGTGCATCGAGGGTGGAAACTATCCATCTTGAATAGCGGTCGAGTTTTACCGCATTGGCATCGTCTTCAAGCCATTCTTTATTGATGAGAATGTAGCCATCTTCGGTATGGATGATAGGCTCGTTATCTTTCCGAAGGGATTTGATTTTACGTTTAATCGTTTCTCTTTTTACATTAAAATAATCTGCAAGTTGTGCGGCTGTTAAATGATTGCCTTTTATCTCCTGTTTAACTTCTTCCGGTGTGACTTTTACTCGGGTATCTGGTTTTTCGTCGTCCATGCGAATACCTCCAATCGTTTGCGGATGATTATGGCTTTCGCCGTTGCCTCCCTGAACGCTGCCTCATGCCAATCTTTCGGCGGCTTCTGGGGAAGGGCATGAATACACTGGTCAAGGGCGCTGATATAAAGCATCTGTTCGGGTGGGTACGCCTTCCTGAGTGCTTCCTTTACGGGGGCCGCCGCCGCCTGCCGTTCCTTTTCTTTTTCATAATGGATTGCGTTCAGGACGGCGGTTTTGGTGGGGATGTCCTCGTTTTCTCGCGCCTGAGCCTTGATCTTGGCGACGATTTCGGGGTTGTCTTTGATGGTGCGGGCGTGTTCTAACTTCTTTCTCGTCATCCCAAGTCTCTCGTACTTCGGCGGCTCCCCGGAGGGGGACGAACCGCCTCCTTTCCCTCCTGCGATAGATCGTGCCGGGAGTTCCTTTTCTGCCAGTTCACCGATCCGCGCCTCAATATCGAGGAGCATTTCCCCGGCGTCCTGGCCGTCCCTGAGCGTCGCCTTCCGTTGCGCCTCAGTCATGCCGAGCTGATCCATGAGTTTGATCTTGGTCTGGTAGAACCTCACCGCCGCCTGTCCTATAAACGACATCGGGACAAGCTCCTCTGATGTAGCCGGTAACAATCTGTTTTGAGTGATAATCTTGAACATTTCCATAGCTTCTTCCCCTTCCATTTGGTCTGTCATGCTGTCCCCTTTCTCACCGCTATGTCTTTGATTCCTTTAATGTATACATCTCTGAAATCTTCCGCCCTAAATGTTTACCATTGTCAAACAATTGTATACGTGACATGTTAAAAAATTTTGGTATCATCGTTTCAAAAGGTCGCGCAGTTCAACCCGACCTTTGCTCTGGATCAGGAGAATGGTTTTGTAATCGTCAAGGAAACCCTTTATCGCGTACTCTTGGAGGAGCTCAGAAATGCCGACACCCTTAGCGATGCAGACGGCCTCAAGGTCAGATTTGAATTTTTCGCCCACCCGGAAGGAAACGAGGGCTTGTTTTTTTTCATCTTCGACAGGTAAATGCGGATTCGACCAATCAAGTTTGACCTGTGTCGCCATGCTGGACCTCCTATTCTTTCGGCCAAATTGTCTGCACGTTCGTTTTCAGGTGCGTCGCGATCTCCCGGAGACGGTATTCCGGTGTAGCCGTGTAAACGATTTCGGAGAGATAAACCTTCCCGATGGGCGGATTCATCCGCTTTCCGAGAGATGAAAGGGTGAGGTCATGAAGACGCAGTTTGGAAAAAAACACATTTCGCTTGACTTTTCGGGAGACTTTGGGTTTATTCATTTTTTATTGTCCTTACTTTGTTTAGTAGGAGAAGCTTTTAAGGTTTCGGCGATGTTCTTGATTATGCACAGAAGGCGGACAAACAGCCCCGCTCCCGGCGTGGCCTTGATGGTGTAATAATGTTCACCGTCATATTGAGCGAACGGTATTTTGTTGATTCTTGCTTGGGCGTCTTCTTTGGACCATGCGGGAATATCGAACCCCCACCACGCTCCATCGTGATAGTATTGAAACATATACCGTCTCCACTTTTTACCATTATCAACACCACAAGGAGGGCCTAAAGATGGAATTTCATGTTTACAAGGACACCTCGAATCAGTGGAGGTGGCGCTTACGCGCGCAAAACAACAAGAATATTGCAGTGTCAGGCGAGGGTTATTACAACAAGCAGGACTGCCTGGACGCGATTGCTCTGGTAAAACAGTGCGGTTCTGCTCCGGTGAAGGAAGATTAGGATTTGAATCTGGGTGGAGACGGTTCATTTCTTCGGTAGATTCTGGCATGGCTTCCTCCTGATTAGGTTTGGGTTACTTCGTTAGGTGGAGATATACACGATCGCAAATTATATGTCAAGCAAAATCTACAATCGCAAATAATTAATTTTATGGCTACTAAAAACCTTGATTTCACTGATAAATTGGAAAAGTTACTCTCCGACATGGAGGTTGATAAGAAAATATTTTGTAAAAATGCTAAAATAAATTATTCTACATTCATGACATATCTCGCTCCTGGAAGCCGGGGGCGCGTTCCTGAGTGGGATCAGTTAGTCAAGATTGCGAAGGCGTTAGAGAAAACAATAGATTGGCTTCTCACCGGTATTGATCCGACAAACAACACATGCTCCGTCAAATGTGATGAAAAACTCCGTCGGCTATGTGCGCGTGTGAAAAAGGTCATGGAGCCTGATGACGGATTCTCAAAGGCGCTGAAGGCAAATATTTATGCATTCGAGGAGTCGGCAGACATGAAAAAGGAGATTCAGAATATTAAACTGACATCCACAAAGGGTCAAGATGGCGGTATGCCGCAAGAACCGGCAAGGTCTACCGCCAAAAAACGGAAGGCCGGGTGATCTACCTGAGTTTTCCGGCGCGTTATGGGTCATCGGATATCAAAAAGCTGGAAACGTGATTTATTTGTGAAAGGAGGTTGACAAATGAAAATGATTCTTGCTGTTTTCCTGAGCATGCTCCTTATGGGGTGTGCCGGAATGATTACAAGGTGGGATTGCGCTTCATCGAATTGTCTATCGAAAGATCGAGCATCCAATAAATGCCTCGCCCAAGCAAACGCCGCATTTTCCAAAAACAAACGCCTAATCTGGGAGCAATGTATGAGAGGGGAAGGGTTTAGGAATCGGGTTTGCGAGCCCCATGAAAGACGCGATCCGGACTGTAAAGTATTTCACATCTTTTAAGGAGGGTTAAGATATGAGAAAAGCAGCAATTCTTTTTTTCTTACTCATCCTGATTTCATGTGGGGGAGGCGGGGATGATGCCGACCCCACGAAGCCACAGGCCAAGTTCGATATCACATCCGTTGTGAAGACGATGACGAGCTATGACCGACCTTCGTTGATAATAACGGTGGAAAACACCGGGGAGGCGACAGGGTATAATGTTTCTTGTGATGCCCATGCCCGAAACGCAACGGGCACGATAATAGATACGGCATCGGCTTTTTTTGCGGGTCTGGGGAATATAGCGGTCGGCGAAACAGCATTGAACGAGGCGGTTTTCTTCAGCCTCAAATCGCATAATGATTATGTTACCTTGACTTATGACTGTTCGTGGCTAACGATGTAAGAAATTAACCCATGTCCCTCGAACATCAGGTGAAAATAATGCTTGACAAACGAACAGAACTTTGTTTACTTATGAATCAGCGGGCTGGTGAGGCTTCCAGAACTCGGAGCCAGGGGCGAGACAAAAGAAAGATTTCTGTCTCGCCCCTTTCTTTTATGCGTGCCCCCGTAGCTCAACTGGATAGAGCGCCAGTCCGCTAAACTGGGTGCTTCGAGTTCGAGCCTCGACGGGGGCACCACTCTTGAAATACTGTGATTTACTTGTGAAAGGAGGGCATTATGGTTAAGATTATCTTGATATTGATCATTTCCTTTGGCCTTTCCGGCTGCACCACCTATGAGGGAGCCGCCTATATTAAAAAAGACCTTGATAACCTGGCGTGTTCAAGAAAACCCGCGCCAACGAGTATCGACATAAAAACGGCAAAAGTAGATTGCATAAAAGATGTTGTTGATGAGGAATTTTTTAAGGGTGGCGCATCAATTATGGTCGTAGATAGCATAAGGGGTGTAAACCGATATAGATATGCTAGCTGCATGGACTATAAGGGATACTTTTGCACTTGGTAAGAATAATTAACCATGTCCCTCGAATTCCGCAAATCCCGCTGGTACGTGATCTATCGCCCCGACGGTCGATATGGAAGGCGGGTCCGCGTGCCGGTTCCTCCGGACACGGACCCGCAGGGCTGGCACGACGATTTCATCCGCGAGTGGAAGGAAAGCAAGGCGGGTAGTCAGGAGATCCGGGCGCTCACCGGCCTGACCATCAGCCAGCTCTGGCCCGAATATCTTCAGTGGTCCGAGCTCCATCACGCCGCGACCACGCATCGGGACTTGGTGAACGTCGGGCAGTATATCAAGAAGTATATCGGTCAGTACGACGCAGAGGGGATCGGGCCGCACCATGTGCAGGTGTACCAGCGGTTACGGACGGAGGGGGCGGGGAGGGCGATCAATCGAACGGTCAATAAGGAGATCAATTATTTGATGGGGATGGTCCGCTGGGCCGGGCGGCAGGGGCATATCACCCCGCGCCGGCTTATCCTTGACATGCTGCCGTACAAAAAACCGCTCCCCCAGGTGCTTACAGCGGGGGAGGTTGAGGCGCTTGTGGGGGCCGCAAATCCTTTTTACCGCGCCTATTTATTGGCCCTCTACGCGCTCGGGCTCCGGTCCATCGAGATGCGCAATCTGAAATGGAAAGACGTGAATTATGAGCGCGGCGTGGTGAACATGGTTCAAAAGGGAGGCTCTACAAAGAGTCTTCCGATGGGCGCGGCTCTTTCATCGGCTCTGCAGGAGATCGCCCCGCCAGCGGCCAACCGTGAAGCCGGGTGGGGGGATTCACCGGTATTTCGGAATCCGAGAACAGGGAAGGCCATCGTGAACGTCCGGCCTGCTATCAAGCGGATTGCTAAACGAGCCGGGGTGAATAAATGGGTCCATCCTCACATGCTCCGGCACTCATGCGCCTGTCATATGATGGATGCTGGCGTCAATCTTCGCATAATTCAAACATTCCTCGGGCATGCGAGCATCCAAACAACTGAAATTTATACCCATGTGAGTATAGAGAATTTAAGGGCGGCGCAAAGGCTTATCAGTGGGGGGATTGATAAGATAAAGCCTCCCGCCCGCGACAATATTTTCCGGTTCCCTGCCAGAGCGAAATAATCCCACCACATTTTAAGTTATATTTGAAATTGATGCTTGACATTAAATTGTAAAGGTGTATATTGGAATCAATGAAACGAAAGGAGAAAGTGAAATGACATATAAGTTACAATATTATATCGAAAAAGATATCCCAATTCCTGAAGTGCAAGAATTTCTTTTCCCACTCAGAGAAATGGAGATAGGGGATTCTTTTTTCGTACCGATGCTGGATTGGCTTTCGATGGGAGCGATTGGCGGAAAGCATGGTTTTTGGGAAATCGTTCAATATGAAGCGCCGAAAGAACATCAATATGCGGGGCGAACGGTAGAGGGTGGATTCCGGGTATGGAGGACAGTGTAAACATGAAGAAAAAGCACCCCATCACGATCGTTCTAACAGAAGAAACCCACGCGGCCCTTGTGAAGATGGCCGAAAAGGAAAGCCGCCCCGTGGCGCAAATGGCACGGGTATTGATTGAGAAGGCGGTAGAGGTTAAGAAATGAGTTTGGAATACCATCGCCGTCCGCTGGAGTGATTTGTTATGCGGTTTTTAACATATTGGAGGATGACATGCACTTGAATTATTTCCTACTTACTGCCGGAATTACCTGTAAAATTAATGAGCACCCACAGAAGCAAATGGAAAAACTTGGCATTACATATCAGGATGCTACTCCACAGAGTTTGTATGATTCATGGTGGTTTTGGAATTGTGAAAATGTTCCGCCCGAGTTACCTGAATATTTGACCGAACTAACCATTGATCCCATGCTCTGTATAGGCCATGGGCTAAGCAAAGAAGATGCAGAAAAGATACGGGATTATAAGGCATAACGCAGTAATAAGGCGCGGGGCTTTTCCCGTCGCCTTGATTTAATTGTTATACATTTTTTGTGACCAAAGAAAAGGAGCAATGATTTATGCCAAACGCAACGTTAGATGCTTTTGATAATTTTTGGGACGGTTACTGGAAACCGACGCAATTCCCAGCGGTCTTTGATGCCGCCATGCGTGAAATCGCTGTAAACGCATGGAATGCTGCCTTAAAAGCGGCAGACGATAAAATATACAGATCGTATAAACTTGATGGACAGATGAACCGGGCGGACTATAGCGCCCAGGTCTTGTCTATTCGTGCTGTATAACACATAGTAGACAGAAAAATTATATTGCAATAAGATAATTCTGTATAGTACAATTAAGCTGTTCTCTACTTAACATTATGAAACAATGGCACGGGTGATTATTGAAAGGACGGTAGAGGGAAAGAAATGAACAAACGTCAGAGAAAAAAGATGTTAAAAAAAATCGGCTTTTCCCTTCGGGGGAGCAATGATCAAATTGAATGGACAGAGATACCGGCCTCGATACCGAAACATGCCAGATACAAAATTCTTTTTCCACGAGAGCCATATCGGCATTATTCAATGCTTATGAATGGGGCATTGTCCAGGAAACAAATATGTTGTGACTCAGAAATCCTTAATGATTACGATAGTGGTTGACACATAGGCAAAATTAAAGATCAATATTATCGGGTATTTACCCTATGCGTTTTACGGACTCTGACTCCGTGAATAGAGGTTCGAGCCCTCTTCCCCCAGCCAAATGAAATCAAGGGGTTGCGGCCAAATCCGCAGCCCCTTTTTTATACCAAATGGGACACATGGGGACACACCTAATGCTGAACGACATGATATTCTTTAAGCGTAAAATATTTATGTGTGTAATACATTAGATCCTCCTTAAAATATTATAATCTGTGGCGGAAGGCCTCCCCAACCCTGTAATGACATAGCGACTGTTTCGCTTGACAATCCAGTTGGCGATGCAGGGCAGCCAATCGTGGCATAATCGTATGCACCATATCTAAGTGCGTCATCAGTGTAAGCATAATGCCCTATGTTATCGGCGCTATAATTGACAGCCAGCCAATAAAGCGTACCAGATACGATGGACAGATGAGGAGAAACCTTAATTCTATTCCACTGTTCGGCAAGCACGGCTTGGCCGGTGTTCTGAACCCATAATTGAGTCCCAATTTCACCAGCATTGTCGGCGTAAATAGCAACTTTAACATTGCCACTACCGTGCATGTGAATGCGAAATTCCAACATTTTACCACTTTGAACGGCAGTAAATTTAGAGGCATAAAAACGATTTGTAATATTTGCGTCAGTTGCACCTTCACTCGCTACGCCTATTAATTTCTTCATAGCTATCTCCTCCTATAGCAGGACAAATGTCATTTCGACCGTTAATTCTGAAGCATCTCCGGTCCCGCCTTTTGTCGCTCCGATTTCAATGACTTCCCCGGGATTGACGTCATAATTTGCCATGGTTTCCTCCTAGGGAATCACAAGGGTCATTTCAACAGTCACATCAACCGCGTCGCCTGTCGTGCCCTTGATACAGGTTAATTCAATTTCTTCACCAGGATTCACATCATAGGCTGCCGTCACGATGTCAATCACGGTTGAGTACCATGTAATAGCAGCCGCAACAGTCAACCCTCCCGCCGTTGTGCAGGTCTCCACATTGTTGATTTGCACCGATACCTGGCCGTCATCATTTGTGTCCTCAGTGACCGAATATACCCGAAACCGGACCAGATATGACTTGGCCTTATTCCAGATCAGTTTCGCCCCCAGATCGGAAGCAATCAAGTCTGTGTTGGAGGCATCCTCGTACAAACCGGGGATAATGACATTGATCTGAATGACGCGGGTGGGATCGCCGTAATAGAGTGCCGTGACATCGCCACCAAGAGGAGCCCCAGCGACAGTCAAAAGATCGGCAGCTATTGCCGAAACAATTCCGTAGTAAGTTGTCCCATCAATGACATACTTCAGGGGTTTCCCGACAAGCATCGATGCCGTCAGGTCCGTTGTCATAGTAATGGTAGATGTAGACGCCGGGGTTGCCGTGAATGTTCCAACGGTCTGCGTCCAATGATCTATCAATCCGGCTATTTTTGCCTGATCCGGCGCCATTATCTTCGCTGCTTCCGCGCCTGCGAGAATTTCCGCAGCAGAAGCATAGTTATGCGTCCCGTCTTCCCCGTGTTCGACGTCATATGCGCGGTTGATAACATCCGCCTTTGTGGGGTGGCCATGACCCACCGCCTCTTCTGTATATTGTGGTCTTAAATCTGCCATGATAACCTCCTAATAAACAACTGTGTCTCTGTTTCCACCAAATTTAACCGACCCGTCCAGTATCCACGAGCCGTCCAGCAAATATGCCACCGTCAAGAAGTGTGGCGTTTGTATCGCTCGGAACCCGATCGTCGCCCTTGAAGGGTCCGGGTTCACGCTCACCGCTCGCCAGTAGTGATTGTTCATCTGATTCCCATCCTTGTCATAGAGGATATCGACGGAATAGACGAAGTGGTCCCCGACATCGATGTTGAAGCTCTTCAGCGACTTATGCGACAAACTTATTTCATAAACAGGGTCTTTGAACTTCTCGACGATGATGTCCTGAATCGTTTGGGCGTCCGTGATGTTCCGGCACCAATAGAGTTGAAGCGGCGTGTTTGGCTCGCGTGTGCCGTAAATGTCCTGCGATATCGCATCAGCATGGGCTATCGTGTTCGTTTGTTGCTTGAATTCTCCCGCCGCATAAGAATAGGCATAATTGGCCGGGCATTTATTTATTAGATTGACCAGCCTCTGCTTGGTTTCGATCAATTCCGTCTCGCCCTTTCGGATTATCGGCACACCGTAGAGCTCCATTGTTCCGTCATCGATTTCCAGGACCAGGTCTCCGGCTCCGTTGAGATATGTCGATCCAAGAAATGTGGCCATCATCCGCTGGATGATATCCCAATACACACCGTCCTCAGATATGACGCCTGCCGCCGCGTATCCCTGCGCCGTGAAAACCTGGCTGGCCCTCGCCTTCTTCGTCGCCTCGAATAGATCGGCCGTGAAGTTATTTTCAACGGTCAGGAAATCGTTGACGATATCGACGATATTCTCCATCAAAGTTTGCCCAGTTAGCACCTTGCCTTTGCCGGTGGCCGTGATGACGGCGTTGTCCTTCGGGGATGTGAAATTCACGGTTGCAATTTCCCCCTCCCCCTCATAATCATTCGACTCGTCAAAAACATAAAGGGAATTATCCAACTCTTGGCCGTCCTCATAGATCGTGACCGTGCCTTGTGTGAAGGTCGGATACAAGATCTCGCAATCTCGTGAATTCGTGCCGTCGGACAGTATTTCGCCCGAAGTAAATTCACCAGATCGGCTTCTCACGGTATAGGTTGTCCCTGTTAGCTTCGCCACGACGATACAGGTTTTCCCGCTCAAGGCGCCCGTTATCGTTGCCCCAGCCGACCACTCGGCAGGAGCAGGGGCGACATCAATAGTCAATAGCTCATAGCAGGGCAAGACCGGAAAGCCGGCAAAGCAGTAGACATTATTCACGGTATCGATACAGGGAAGTTGCCATATCCCGTTCACGCCATCCGTCAGGTCGCCGTAAACCAAAGGCAAGCGGTCGTTGCTGTTGAGCGGGTCCGCATATCTCCCGGCGCGATGGAGATAGAACGTGTCCCGCAGCGAGGGAAGCGGATCGGTGATGGATTCAACACTCAAGGTCGTAAAGGTGATCTGCGCCCCGTAGGCGGTCCCTTCCGTGTTTGTCGCGTAAGCCCTGGCGTAGTAGAGCGTTGATTTCGTGAGGCCGGTCAGGGTTTCCATGAACGGACCGGCTGAGAATGTCCCGTTTTCCTCAACCTTGCTGTTTGCCGTGGTAGGAGTCCCGGTCGTGTTATAACAGACCCCTCTCACTGTCGGATCGACATCACCCGTTGCAACAATGACGGCGCTTACCCTGGCCTGGGTGTTCTTGATCTTCGTCGCCGGGCTTGTGGTCGTAACCGTCGGAGGAGCGAGCGTCTTAAAAGATACCTGCATTCCATAGGCTGTGCCGTATTGGTTCGTCGCCCAGGCCCGGACATAATATATTGTCGGCGCGGTTAGAGGCGTCAAAGAACTGACAAAAACTCCAAGACCGGACCCGTCCGTCGTCTTGGAATCAGCAATCGTTGGAGATCCGCCTGTATTCCAACAGACACCGCGGGCTGATACCGTTCCGCCGCCGGCGTCCGTGACATTCCCGCCACCGTCTGCATCGCTTGCCGTAATCCCGGTGATCGCCGTCGTTGTTACAACCGGAGGATATGTCGGCGGAGGCGGCGGAGCATCGCTGCCGGACTGCAGTTCGATGCGACGCAAGCCGATCGTGTATCCATTCCCGTAATTGTCAGCAATTATGAATTTATGATAAACAAACGAAGCCGCATTGTTGACGGTGATATATTTTGGGTCAGGTTCATCATTGTTTACATGAATCTCAAATGAGCCCCTGGAACAGACCAGTTGTGTCCAGGCGGCATCATCGTTCGAACCCCAGAACGTGAAGTTTTTCGCTCCTGCAAGATTTGATCCACCAATGATATCAAAAAAGTTATGATACAGAATCCTGGTTATGACCTTACCAGCCCCGCATTGAGCCTTTATCCATGCTGCACCGACGCCGTCAGTCGCCCAGGTATTATAACCGCTGGCGCCCGTCAAAGAGGTCCCGGTATTGAATGCATTTATGGCCGCGTGCTGCTCGCTATATACGGAGCTGGCGCTGGCTGCGACAACGGTTTCAGTTACGTATGCCATTATTTCCCTGCCCTAACGTATTGATCATCAGGCCCACGCTTAAAAGTCTGCCCTTGAGAGTTCTCATAAATCAGTTCACTACAATCAAACCCGACGATCTTCATGGAGGATTCCTGCAAATAGGCCTGGGTGGAGCCATAAAAGTAAATGATGAATGCTCCCCAGATCAAAAACCAAAGACAGAATATGACGTGCCATAGTTTCTTCATCGCTCGTCGGCCTCGATCATCAGCGTCGGCATAACATTCAACTCCGATATGATCCCCCCGAAAAGACTTAAATGCTCTTCTTGCGGATCGGCCTCGAATCCAATAAAGACGTTTACCGGACGCCCCAGGAACGGTTCCTTTGGGATTATCCGGGAAAAGTAGCCATCGGCATTGTCCAGTTCGATTGATAAATGCTGGATCTGCTTGCCGCTGAGCGCTGATAAAACATCGCTCTTGACCGGGGCAATCGTCCGCTCGAATGATCCGAAGGATAAAACCCGCGCCCCCTTCCCGATTGTTGTGATTGACATGGACCCGAGCGTTACCGACCCGTCGAGAAGAAAACTGCCGTCCAGGAGATGTCCCCCGGACTCGAAAATGGCCGTCAATTCCTTCTCTGCATAATACCGATACCCGAAATGCGTCTGTATCCTGACATAAGCAATAGGGACTTCTCCCCGTTGCAGTCGGTTATGAAATCTGAGAGGGATTCTAAACACTTGTCAATATCTCCGATAGAACCAACGGCATGTCATAAAACGCTCTGGCGACATGCTTCACCGGGAGCGATGCGATTTCAACCAGATACACTTCATTCGGCGAAGCTGAATCGGGTATGAAAAAGAACGGCTTGAATGTCCCGGTGCTCCTATTGGATATCGCCGTGATAAGGGCCTTCATCTTAGCCACATCCGCCGCTATCATGAAATTGAAGTCAAAATTAAACGTCCTTCTCGTGTTATAAAAACGGTGACGCCTGATCCCATAGGGAGTTACATTTGTCTCCATAAGAAATTCCGTCTCTTCCGAAAAACCAACCGAGTAGTTCCTGCTAAGTTCCATGTATGGCCCGATGAACAATTCCCCGACTTCGATATGCCCGTCTGAATTTGCAGCATCCGTGATCTGGGGTTGCCAGTAGCGATATGTCGTCGTGGCGTCAAGGAAGTGGACTGTTTTATCGGCACTCCATGTGATCGCTTCGGTGAAGTCCGGGTCCCCCCATGAATCGGCGGTATGGCCTTTAAGGTTGATTGTCGCAGCGGATGAAAGGTTATGATCAAAAAAGGCGATAGCCATTACGTCCAGAGCCGAGCCAAGGGATATCGTGATAGTGTTCGGAGCATCGAGCGCGGCAGACCTATAACGATGATCGCGATCGCTGTCTACCATCTTGCCGGGGTTGAACAGATTGATCCCTTTTAGATACCATTTATCGCCGACAACAAAATCCGCCCCACTGCCGGTGGAGAAGTTGATATACACCCCATCAGATAGGTACATATTACTCGCTGAGGTTGTAACCCCTGTCGCCTCCCACGCGCCGGCGCCGCTCGACCATTTGATTGTGGCCTGCCCGACTTCAGCCCCGGCGCCTATCGAATCGCATTCGACAATGAATTCCTTATCCACCGATCCGGTATACAGTCCGGATGGATTCAGTACCGCGCTTCCGGTCCCTTCTTTTAGAGCTGAGGTGACAGTCCCGTTTCTAAGTGATGAAACGGCCAGCATTGATTCTGTGGTGATCAAATTATTATAAAGAAAGCGATGTCCCATTTAGTGACCCCACGCCTGAAGTTTTTGAAGTCTCGGATAAATCTTTTCAGCAAATTCATCGACGGCCTTGCGATCAATGACGGTCCCGGTTAGATTGAAGTTGACCACCACACCGCCCCGTGTGCTGCCGCCTTGCCATTCCTTATTCTCTTTCTTGGTCAGTACCCCCTCTCCCTGGTGCAGCAGTGCGGGAAAGTTATCACGGGGAACGTAGGAGAGGCCGTCGCGGGCGGGATATCCCCCAGCAAGGCCGAACTCGAAAGGAGTAGTTTGCGGAGCGATCTTTCCCATGCCATCGGAAAGCCATGACAGATCGCCCTCGGCGCCTGCGAAGGAATAATCTAGGCCGCCTCCGGAACCACCACCATAAAGCAAACCTTTCACCCCCGTCATTATCGCCTTTCCTACATAGTTCTTTAGATAATTCTTTAGGGGAGACTTGATCACATCCGGCATAACGCTCCCCAGGGAGCTCATATATGAGGATGCATACCCATAAGCATAAGCAAGGTTCGCGGCTGTTGTTCCATACTGGATCGCCGTATTGTAAGCAGCATTACCGCCCATGTCTGCTAATATCGGAGCAGCGTCCCAGGCGTTTCCAACCGATGAAGAAGGGGCACCCGAACCCATTCCATATGCAAAAAGTGCTTTGACCCCGAACGGTATTGACCAAGCTCCAAAATTTTGTATATTCGGCGTTCCCTGCTTCCGTGGAAAATCACCGTCATACATTGATCCTAGAGTGGCTCCCGGAGGCAAAAGGTTGTTTGAAATCAAGTTAAGATATGAGCCAGGGCCATAGACGGTTCCGGAATTTCCCATAGGATAATTCGGCCAATCGCCAGGAGTTTTGAACCATCCCTGTGGGTCAACATCTATTTTGGTCCCGGGTTCTAGGCCATACCATTTGTCACCCGGCTCAGGGCCGATCGGAACTATGAGATATCCTCGTTGAGCTGCTTTTATCCCAAGTGCCTGGCTATAGGGCAGGGTTGGGGGGTATTGAGTGCCTACCAGCCATTGCTGGAAATTAGGGGGCGCAACGTAACCATAAGGCACATCCTCTCCTGAGCCATCCGAACCCCACCAAGCATTGTATGCATTAACCTCCTTATAATATTGGGCCATATCTTGTTCGGGAGTAATATAATACTGAGGCAGCCCAGTTCTCGGGTTGATGGTCCCGGACCCGCCCAGGACCTTCAAGAGTGCCGCTTCTTGTGCGTTGATATGCGCCAGTATGGTATCCCCGCCCTGACCCATCGCCGCAACCCGTTCGCGGTCAACGACATATTCACCAGGAGAGAGCCGCGCATTGACCTTATCATTTGCATAACTGTTGCCCCCGGAGGCCATTCCCGGGACCCATCCGCCGTAAGCACCGTAAAGCGATCCTCCACCATATATATCGCCCCCGCTGGCAGCACTGCCCGTGCCCCCATCTCCACCACTACCGCTTATAAGACCTTTCCCGAAATCCCATAAATCGACAATAATATCTAATACTTTTGTGCTGGCGGCGGTCCAAGCCGCCTCAAACCACATCAAAATTTTCTTTGCCGCCGCGTTAATAACCATCTCCCCTATGATATCAGTGAACTTTCTGAGCATCGCGTCCGAGAAGGTTTCCCAAACGGCTTGAACGTCTACCGTCCCCGTTTTGATGCCTTCAAATAGGATGTCGGAAACGGCTTTTTTTGACTCGTTGGCAAAGGTATTGAATATCTCATAACCGGCAGTTCCGAAGGTCTTTGCATTCGTTTCCATTTCAAGATAGCCTGCTTTGACGCCGTCCATGAAATTATCTGAGCTTTTCAGCTTTTGAATGTCGAGTCTTTTCAGTTCTTCCGTATATTTTGCCTGGAGCAATTTCCTTATTTTAAGGGCATCTGCCGTGGATGTGTTTTCGTCGATTAATGTCTTTTCGTATGCCGCCAGTTCCTTCTTGAGTGTATCCACCTGGAAGTCAAAATACTCCCCGCCGTATTTCTTCAGGTCTTTGTAGAGGCTCCGGTAGGCGTCGAGCTTGTCGGCTGCAGCCTTCTTTTCATCATCAGCGGCCTTCTCGGCTCTCTTCTTATCTTCAGCGGCATACTTCTTCAGGATGTCGTTGCGTTCCTTTTCTTCCTCCTCCTCAAATTTCGTTTCCGCATTGATTATCTTCACCCATTCGGCGCTGACCTCTCGGTTGATCTTGATTTCCGCCGCTGCCATATCCTTCATGGCTTTTTCGCGTTCCGCGTCCTGCTGCTCCTCAAACTTTGCCATACCGAGCCAGATTTTCTTTGACTCGTTGCGGATCTCCTCTTCGAGTTTGATCTGGGCTTCGGCGGACTTTACCTGGGCCGCTTTTTGCTTTTCCGTTAGCTCCACCGTATCGTTAGATAGCTTTTCCGCCGAGATTAGGATTTCCTTGGCCGCTGCTGCGCTGGTTACGGGCACTTCTTTTATCTTGGCCTGCCACCCTTTCACCGTGCTGATAACGGTGTCATAGCCCTTATTGGTTTTATCGATGTCGGCCAGCACGCCGGCGGTTACATCCGCGCTCGATGCTCTGAACTGGCCGAACCCATGTAATGAGTCGAATGGATTGACATCCAGGGCTCCTATCTGTACCAACCCGAGAAAGATTTTATCCAATGGGGCGAGGGCGAAACGCAGCCCCGTCATAAGCCCCTCCATGGCAAACCCTATCGCCTGGAATGCAGCCGTCCCGACAAGCTTGATCCCCAGCCATGCGTTATGGAATCCGCGCATTACCTCAAGTGCCGTTACTAACCCATCGACAACATAGAGTATCCCGCCCTTAACGAGCTCCATCAGGTATTCGCGGTTGTCCTTGATGTACTGACCCCACTCCTTGAACTGATTACTGGCAATCAAGACGACATCTGCAAGGAACTGGTTTTTAGTGATAACAAAACCGATCTCCTCCTTCATGTCCCCGAGATCATTTTTCGCCGCCTTCATGGCCCCGCCAAATGTCTTGCGGGCAGCCTCTGCGGCACCGCCCATCTGAGTCTCAAGCTCTCGAAGGATCAGGTTTTGCGCCCCGGCCACATCCCCGGTTTCAACCATGGCCTTGATTACAGATTTCTGTGACTCGGTGAACTGTATCCCGGATCGGCCCAGAGCCGTAAGTCCCAAGACAGGATCGTTCAACGCCTTGCCGAGCATTATTGCTGCGGATTTTGCATCCTGCCCCAGCACCTCGCTCATATCGAGGGCGGCTTTCGTGGCACGTTCAAAACCTTCTCCCCGAAGGTTCTTGAACGTGGCCAGGATCGCCATGCTACCCATTATGAGTTCATCACCAACAGTCGTAACTCCTTGCATGGACGCAGCCATTGCCTTCATCTGCTCAAGGCTGTACCCGGCTGCCCCGCCGGTGGCCCTGATAACTGCCCCTAATTTTGCCTCTGCCGCCTCCTGAACATTGGCCGCTGCTACGGCTTCCTCTGCAAATTGACTGACAGCGGAATAAACTTTCCTGATGGCCATACCGACAGCAACAGCCGCCGCACCATATGCCACCCAATGCTGCTTCAGATCACCAAGGAAGGTTTTTTGATGGCCAAACTGCTGCTCGTTTAACTGTTTCAGTTTTTCGTTTTTAGCCTGTTCCGCCCGAACGATGTCCTGGGCGGTGGAGGTGGCATGTTTCTTGATACCTTCATAGGAGGCAATAGCCGCCTGCTTTTGGGATTCAAACATCCGGTCGGATTTGATTCCGAGGTTCTTGAACTCCTGCTCAAACTTCTGCGTTCCTTCAATACTCTTATTATAGGCGAGCTTGAGCTTTTTCTCGAAGGGAGTTAGATCGAGATCCATCTCCGCGAACATCGTTCCAACAGGTTTTCCAGCCATTATTCTGCCCGCCCTATATACGTACTGATACCCGCCTGATTAAGCCCGCCCGCTTCATAGTCACCCTGTATCGCAGCCCTTGCGGTTGTTGGAGCTTTTGCTATTGCGGGACGAAGAAACGATTTTGCGCCGCCCTTCCATTCCCCCCGCCCATATTCCGTCTGCAAGGCCCACCATGTTTTGAAGTTCCCGGCATAAATTCTCACATTACGCGATTTATCATTACGCAAACGGACAACGCGGATGGTTGCCACGAGAGCGCCAGGGGTCCTTTCCATCCATGCATCTGTTCGCCCTGGAGGAACCGGACGGGTAATCGGAAGCCCTTTGATTTTACTTTGTAAAATTCGTTTTGCATCAGCCGCTACGAGTTTTGCTGCGGCCTCAAGCCGATCCACTCCTAATTTGGCAAAAGCCGCCTGAAAAGGTTCCGGGTTCCAGTTGATCATTTTCGCCATCACCGCTCCCCCAAAAAGTGATGGAAAGCCTGCCGGACTTTCACAAGGCAATCCCATTGATCTTTCACGCCCCTGATTCTCATCGCGCTTTCCACCGCAGGAATCGAGATATCCACAATCACGGTATGGGGATATGGCACCCCATTTTCTACGGCAATCTCCATCCGGGTCACATACTGCCGCCTGGTCGCCATATAGACCTCGGCGGCATCCTCATTCTCTTCCACCAGTTGCACCCGGCATGATTCGCATTTCGCGTTACCGGGTACGGCCCTTTCTGGATGAAACTTTCGGCAGTTGGGGCAAGTGGGGAGATAATCGTCCATCCACTCGACCCAGTCTGTCAGTTTTTTTCCGTTCCTGCCGCCTCTGCCTCTTCCATCTCATGTATTAACTTAAGGCATCGAGCAAGAAAGCGGTCAAATTCACCCCTGTCTGCTCCTTCTCTGCGGATCGTACCATTGAGAAGTTTCAGTTTGTTTTCACGGGTAAACTCTATCCCCGCGTTTCTTTCCCCGATCAGCGCATAGTCAAGGGCATCATCACGTTGTTCTTCCATCTCTTCTTGTGTCGGCTCTTCATAATATCCAACCCTCTCCATCGCCCGTGATAGGGGATTAAGAAAGGGCTGGTATTTCTTTTTGCGAGCCTTTAGTTTCAGAGTGTAGAAAGGGACCATGCTCCTGACACAAAACTCTGCCGCGTCAGGTTCTGGATCATCGAAGATAACTGCGGCTTCAAGATCCTTTTGGGCCGCCTCCTGTTCCGCAGGCGTTAATGTGCGGTTTTCCGCTGCTGCGGCTAAGGAGACCGCTTCGAGCTTTTTCTGCGCCTTTTCTTTTTTCTTTTTATCTAAGCGCGATGTCGCGAAGGGAAACCAATACCCCTCTGATTCAGGCTTTGTCGCTCGTTCCTTAAACGCTGTCATATTACTGCCTTTCTGCCCTTACGGGCTGTTATTACGATCCGACTCTTTCCAGGTATGCGCCGGATACCTGCGCGGTGAAAGCCACCTTGCCGATTCCGCTCCGGGGCATCGTGGTGGGTTCGTAGCCACCCGTGAGGAAGATTTCCCCGCCGGCAGCCACTTGCCAATAAGCTGTCGCGGTTTCATAGAGATAGAGATTCGTACAGCCGAGACCGCTCTTTGCTACCGTCGCAAGCGCCGCCTGTCCGGTCGTATTGGCCGGATCATAGTTGCCTGAAAAGCTGATCGTCCCTGCATCGCCGAGCTGTAAGGCTATGTATTCCGCCGCCCCGGTATCCCCAAAAGCCGGGTCTTTCTTGACGAGTTCCATCTTAAAGCCGCTCGTCGACCATTCCGTGATTTCGGCAATAACAACGGTGCCGTACATCACCTTTCCCGCCTTGCCACTGAGTTTTGCCATTTTACTGTCCTCCTTGTTTTGTCGCTGTTGGTCAGGGCAACAAAAAACGGCAGCTGGTTAGGTGGTTAGCCCTAACCGGCTGCCGTTAAATGTTCTTACGTCCCTCTTTAGTTGGCCGACCTTAGAGAGAACCCTGATTGTTAGTTATGCCGCTTCCCCTTCCCCTTCCTTGAACCCGATCGCGGTTGTATCAATCCGCCCGATCTCGTGATATTTTTCCCAGAGCCATTTGAAATTACTGCAATACTTTTCATTCGGTCGCCAGTGCATGTCACGGAGGCAATAGTGCTCTGCATAAGCGTCGATGATCCACACACTCCCGCCCATTTCCCACGCCTGAAGGACGACCAGTGAGCCGTAAAGGTCAAATCCTTCCAAGGCTTCGTTGAACCGGAAACCCGATTTCATATTGATGATGATGCAGCACTCGTCAAAACAACAGGCTGGAATTGGAAAGTCATGGATATCTGAGGTGTCAAAATAGTTGGGTATCCTCATATCCCGAAATACCCCGGCAATCCTGCCCTCCATATCCTTTCCTACGATCCCGGCACACACCCAGTTATCCGGCAGCTTTGCCAGTTGCGCCCGTACCTTTGGCAGCCAATCGGCTTTATAGTGCATGTCCTGATGACTGAGTACCGCGATGTCCGCCCCTTCCGCTTCGATGATATCGAGGAGCTTGTTTAGCCCCTTCGTTGCCGTTTCCGGTTGCTTGATATAATGGGCTTCCACCCCTGACAGTTCGGACTGTTGGAATACCTGTGAGAACCGCACCCAATCGTCCAACAAGATTCCGAATGAAATCTTCATCGGTGCCCGGTTGATCAGTTCCAGATAGCGAACGACGATCTTCTGGGCGTCATGATGTTCCTTAACATAGGTGTAGAGCAAATCTGAATCCCATTGATCATATTTCTCCAACTCCGCATCTATCCACTCGCGGGTAAGAGGATGCTTGAACCTCCGGCCCGAGAAGTTGCAGACGGCAATTTCCCGGATATTGTCATGGTTGACGTACCCATCCCCATATGAGCCGATATACTCCCGATTGTCAGCCACCAGGACCAGCTTTCCCTGTGCCATAGCTTCGAGGGCTCCGCGTCCGAGAGTGATCACGAGGTCCGCCCAGGCAATTTGATCCTCTATCGGGGTGCCAATATCGCTGTCCCGGACTTCATATTTTTCAGAGAGGAAGGAAAACCAATCCTCCCTTGATCCTGCCGCCCTGCGGATGATCAGGATCTTTTTCAGTTCTGCACCGGGCCTGATCTGTTCCCCGATCTTGATCGGTTGGCCTATGACTTCGCTGTTTATCCCGTGGTAGCGGTTAAATCCTTTTACTTCCTCAGAAACGGAAATATAGTGATCCGCCCCCAGGCGGAAAACTTCATCGCCGATGATCCCGTGGCTTATGCAGACCTTCCGGGCAGGGTTATCCTTGACCGCGGCCAGCTTTTCGGCATGGCTGCAAATGATGAAATCCCAGGTGTCCGCAGTAAATTGCTCCGGTGTCGTGGTGGCCGTCACATCATGCCCCATTTCGATCAGGGTATCCGCCACGCACTTCATGAACCGGCTTGATCCGCCCTCATAGGCTGACCCTGAAATGTATTTTGCGGTGATGAGAATCTTCATTTCAAAACCACGCCTTTCTGTTCTTTTTCATCCCATTTTATAAGAGGTCTGCCAAAATCCGATTGATTATGTATGGCTTTTCCTTTACGTTTCAGCCATTTCGTTTTATATGGTTCAGGATAATTCGCAGCATAATAATCGCAAGTCTTTTCCCATTCCTCTATCGAAATGGCCTTGCCGTAGTGCTTGACATATCCCGCATATAACGGTTTAGCGCCAAACCCCAGCAACGCTTCTCGCTGATCTGGCACGCAATATCTAACGCTAGGCGTGTTCCTGAACATCATCAAAATATTTCGATACTCAGGCCCCATCCATTGCCTGTCGTGATAGGGTTTGTCCTTATCTTCCTCGGTGATATAGAAATCAAACAGTTGCATGATCACGCCGTCATAATTCTCGTATCCTTTGAAATCCCAATCGATTCTCTCGTCAGCATCGAAGTATAGTATCCACTCCGGATTATCTTTTTGTGCTTCTTTCAGGATTCTTTGCCGTGTTTGATGCTCGGCCCTGAGTCTATCGGAATCCCAACTCACCCCCCGCACGACACTTTTGACTTTCGGGTGAGCATTGCAGATAGCAGCCGTAGCGTCAGACGAGCAATCATCATAAACATACAAGGCATCACAAAATGAGAAATGATCAAGGGTGTCTTGAATTATCTCCTGTTCGTTTCTGATTTTAGTGATTCCCGCGAGCCTCATGCGAATTCCGCCCTTTCTTCCGCCGTCTGATCCCACTCGTCGGCAGCCTGTAAAGCCTCTGCGGGGGTCCGCATTGTGATGGCGTCAAACATTCTTTCTGTTCTGCCATCCCCCATCGTCAAGGCGATTTCGATCCAATTAAACGCTATCCATTCCGAGCGGGTGATTTGCGAAAGTGGCTTCCCTTCCTCAGCCGCCTCTTTTGCAGCCAACAAAGCCTCATCATGTTCCCTTACCGCCTTCACTTCCGCTATTGCTGCATCAAGATTTTCCATGATTTCCTTTCTATACCTTCTGGGTCGTGATTTCGTATTCCTGCGACCAGTGACGGATTTGTGTCGTCCCTTTTACCGTCGTGATTTCTTCAGTAAATGTCTGTTTAGCGCCTCGCTTACACCAGATAAGTATATCCGTAACTGTCCCGGTGGGCGGAATGGTCATACTGCAATCATCAAAGAGCGCCTTCAAGTCTTTGAGCATGGTAGTGATTTCCGCAGCCGCCTGAGCCGCTGAGAATAGGGAAAACTGAAATAAATACTCCTCCCCGGTTTTGGCAAAAACATTATCTGGGTAGTCTGTAACGTCAAAATAAACACAGTATGGAAACGTGGGCTTATCCGGGGCCTTGTCCAAATATACCCGCCCGCCGACATCGGTCGAGAAGTCGGAGCCTAAGAATTTGGTGGCGATGGCGGTTAAGAGATTTTCCATTTATGCCACCTCCCTCACCGTGATGTCCGAATACCGTTGACTTCCTTCAATCTTTTCAATCGGGGGGCCGATGATCGCCATATACTTTGTCCCGTCCTTAATGCGCCATGAACTCAGCACGTCTGTTCTGTATCTGATCCGGTAGTTATGAATCGCCGTCCCGGTTGTCGCCATGGCCTGCACCGCTTCATCACTCCGGTGAGTCGTTTTTTTCGCCCATACGGTGTCCACTGTCGTCCAAGTGGTGACGGATGAGCCCATAGCATCGTTGGCCGTCGTCGGGGATTGAAGTTCAATCCGCCTATTCAGTTCGCTCGGGCTTGTTACTTTCAAAACTCCCACCATAGCCTCCACGTCGCCAAAAGGTTATCGATAATCGGCTTTAAAACATCATGACGGTCCCCGTGAAAGAAAACATCTTCCGCCGCAAACATGACCGCCCTTTTGATATTCTTCGGGACCAGGGCGGCGGTTGTCCAGCCCGCAACGAACCGCACCGTGATCGGATTCGAAGGGTAAAGAGTCCCACTCGGCCATGTCTCGCCATAGGGCAATACTACACGGCCTATCCTCTCCCCGTTCGTTTCGACCAGATAGTCGGTCGTTAGGGTCAAGGTCGTTTCCGTGCCGTCTTCGTCCTTCCACTTTACGGACAGCCCGGAACTCTGGAGGCATCCTAATGGGAGCTTGATATAGTCGCCGTCCGGCCACTCATTGAGACAATAGTCCCACGTCTGTGTTAAGAGCGCCCGGCGGGTGATCGTCTCAACCGTTTCCCTGCCGCCGACGATTGCATCAGTAATATCTTCATCAAGAGCCGTTTCGGTTGCCTTTAGGTGCGTTTTCATTTCCGCCAGGCCAACCGGCTCGATAATCGGCGCCACTACGAGACCCGGACCGGTTCCCGTCACCGCCGTTGCCGGAACAGCGCCTACATACAACAGCCCTTCCAGTTCGTGTTTTGAACCGTCCGATCCCACGATCTTACAGGTGATTTGATAGTCAACACCGTCCGTCAGTCCGATGCACCAGACAAAGCAGGATGACGTATCGGTCGTAATGTCCTGTTTAGCGACCGTGGTCAGAGTGGCCGTGACATCAACGCCGGTTGAAACGATCTTCGCCGACACGACAGCCGATGCTATCGTTGCCGTCCCCAGCGCATCGTCAAAGTCAAACTCCCGATATCCTTCTTCCGCCGGCTGTAGTGGTTTAAATCTGTCCATTTAATTCACCCTTGCCGATATTTTCGTAGGTCCGTCCATGGCGCTTATTTTGGTTGTGCCTTGCCTCGCGCTGATCATGGTTATCCCCTTCATCGCATGGATGACGCTGGTCGTGAATGCAGCAATCCGACCAGCCCACGATCCATCTGCCCACGAATCAGTTACCCATACCCCCGTTGTCCAGCAGGTTCCCATGCTCATGTTATACCGGTCCCCACGGGGTTGCTCCCCCGTTCCCCGTTAAGGCCACATCGTTCACTTCTTTAACATTTACCTCGGCCAGGGGATCTTTGGCCTTAAATGCATAGCAGATCCCGCCGGTATCGCCATCAACGGTCGCCTCGATATAGATGGTGTAGGTTTTGTCAACCTCAAATCCGTTGGCAACCGTGCAGGCAACGAGTTCGGTATAAAATCCGGTCGTGTTGGCAGTATCCAGTACGGCCATGGTCCCGGTCAGAATCGCCGTTGCCGTCTCATCCTCATAAACTCTGTAGGCCGGCGCCGCATCTGCATCCGTCAAGACCCCGGTATCCGCGTCATGGCATGTGATCGAAAAGACCAGATTATCGCCTACAAATACTTCAGCCGGGCACCCCATCACTCCCCCCTCTAAATTCTCCACAGAACTCATAAGCATCCATGATGATCTGAACCCCGTAGTAATAATCCCCGATCTTCAATCCCCCTGGTTTGTGTTTCCTGCAAATGCCGGGAACTACCTTGTTAAGAGTAACCGGGATAGTTTTCACGTGATCATGCTCATTATCCCACCATATGCAGTTTTTACAGCGATGACCAATCATTGCTTCACCCAAAAGAAACTCGGTTCTTTCTCGTCTGTCAGAAAAAATTCATTTATCTGGTGGGCATATGTGTAGGCATTCACCGCAGGTACAACACCATTGTTCCTTCCCCGGTAGTAGTCATGACCGCTCACTATGCCCCCCACCTTGACTTTAGGCACCCATGTTACAAGGTCTTGAATGACATTATCAAACCTATGTGCTGCATCGATATAAACAAAATCAAGAGATCCATCCGGTATCTCTTTTGCTGCATCAAGGCTATCCTTCTTCCAGAGTTTCGCATTATAAGGTTTTAATCTTTCCTGTGCTTCGGCGTAATGCTGCTCAGCAGTCTTCTTAACTTTGTGACCGGGGTATACCTCCCAAATATCCACACATAGTAAGTCAATGTTTGGGATGGTTTTACATAATTGTTCGGAATAAAATCCCTCTCGAACTCCGATTTCTGCTCCCTTTGCAAAACGCAAATCTCTGAATATCACTGGAAGTCCTTCGCGCTTGAACGATATGCATCGAACAGGAGACATCTGCGGCAGGGACCGACGAAACTTTTTCCGAAGATATGCTACTGGATCACCACCGTTACTGTTTATCACGGCAATAGCCGACTTTTCTGGACCCGTTTCTGAGCTTAATTCCCTGTACCCAACTACTGACCTGAAATGTTTTGGCCCGCCCCACCCCGGGAGGTTATAAATACCCTTCAAATTACTCCCGATCCAATCTCTTTTGTAGTGACTGTCAGGAGTTAGGTTTGCACCATGCCTGATATCCACATTGGGCCTTGACGATTCAAAATTATGAAAAGGTATGTGTATTTTTATTTTTCCTCTCTCGGCTATTCTGGTCTCAAAATGGGGAATCAACATTTCCCTATATGCCACCCCTTGACTGTATGCTCGCTTCCCCCTAGCCTTCAAGAAGCTATCCATCCCGAACCTATGATGATAACGATTGGTGTTAAACCAGCAATGTTTTTTAGTCGGCGGGATAAAGGCAAAATGGCTTGAATGATAAAAGATATCATGCTCGCATAGATAGATAATCGAACCCTCGGGAGCCGCCTTCAATCCGGCAAGCTGCTGCTCAAACATGCTCATTACCGAGCGCGGCTTTTCCCCGACGCAGATGTTCTTGCCGAAGTTCAAGGGTTCCTGGCTGACACTTATAATGGGGATCGGACCCGCCATTTTCTTTAGGTGCTTCCGAACCGCTGCCGCCAGTCTCGGTTCGAGTTTGCTGTCCGTATAGTAAACAATCACTCTCGGCGATTTATATTCGTCTATTAAATAGGCATCCCAGCCCGGAGGGTTAAACTTCTTGAGCAGCCATGAGAACGGCTTGACTTGATTCGGAAATGCATTGTCCTTAAAATAATAATTTTCCCAAGTGTATTTATGCGCTTTCGCAACCTGCCTGCCATCCATCGGGTAGGTAAAACCGCCATCATCTCGTCTAAACCAATGGGCCTGCCATGTCTTTTTATTGACTATCTGTGAGCCGCCGCAGAGCCATGTCCTTAATGAAATCTCAATCCCGACATTCCCCCAGGAGCCGACTCCCTCGTCTAACAGGCCGATGTGATCATTCCATTCCCTTGTGGTGAACCAGCATGAACCTTGCCCGGTCATCACCTCTGGATAATCGCACTTTGCCTCTTCGCGCTTGCGGTATTCGCTCCAAAAGTGGCAATACAGATCAAGACCGAAATACATGAAATGGGTCTTTCCGCGTGGCTTATCTTTCCACGCCCTCACATCCAGCCGGCGCATTTCTGGGAGGACCACGGTTTTTTCCGGGCAATGGGCCGCCAGGATTTCATCGAAGCCTTTTCCCAACAGGCAATGAGCATCAATCTTCATCACGTACTTGCCGGTTGATTCCCTGACCCCCAGATTGTATGCCGCCCGCTGGCCGATGGATGTTTCCAGCCGGACGATCTTCACCCGTGGATCGTCGGAATGAACCTTCGGGTCCGCTTCTTCGCCGTCGATTACAGCAATCACCTCAACGTCTCCTGTAGCCGCTTCAAGAACTGACTCCACGGTGCGTTGAAAGTATTGCTCAGACCGGCCTGCTATGATTACGGACACCCTATCCACTGACAATTTGACCTCCCATGATTGCACTATGCACCCCGTAAGCAGATACGATTGGTAGTGATGAAAGAAATTCAATAGAAGGTGATGCGCTCTCTGAGGCACTTTCACTTGCGCTCGCGGATTCCGACTCGCTCATGGATTCTGATGCGGACTCACTTTCGCTTGCAGATTCAGACCCGCTTGCACTTTCGCTCTCTGATGCAGATTCACTCCCAGACGCGCTCGCGGAAGCCGAGCCACTTGCCGATTCGGAGGCCGATTCGCTGGCAGAACCAGAGGTACTTCCAGACGCACTCTCCGAAGCGCTCTCGGATTCAGATGCACTCTCTGACCCAGAAGCTGATTCACTGGCTGATTCCGAAGCCGACTCGGAAGCACTTTCACTGGCAGATTCTGACTCACTTTCTGAGATAGAGGCACTACCTGAAGCACTACCAGAAGCTGACTCAGATGCCGATCCTGATGCGGATTCACTACCAGATTCAGACGCGCTCTCGCTGGCAGATTCCGAAGCCGACTCGCTCATGGATTCCGATATGCTGGCGGACTCCGAAGCCGAACCTGAAGCGCTGCCGCTGGCAGATTCGCTGGCCGATCCGGACTCGCTCTCGCTGGCAGATTCCGAAGCCGACTCGGACATGGATTCGGATATGCTGGCCGATCCGCTAGCCGAACCTGAAGCTGATCCGCTGGCAGATTCGCTGGCCGATCCGGACTCGCTGCCGCTGGCAGATTCCGAAGCCGACTCGCTCATGGATTCCGAGATGCTGGCTGATCCGCTGGCTGAACCTGAAGCTGACCCGCTGGCAGACCCACTAGCCGATTCAGACGCGCTCTCGCTGGCAGACTCCGAAGCCGACT